ATTGTAAGTCATGCTCGTCGATTCTGCCGCTGTTGAAGTGACCGTAAAGCCACCTTGGGTAACAACTACTTTCCAATCACCGTTCGGTAATGCGCCGACTGGGGTAACGAGAATGCAATTACCTGTATGCACCGAAGCGTCGTAGACGGTATCAGTGCTTCCAGCAGTTCCCCACACACGAGTCGGACACGGTACACCCCATGACGGGTCGTACTGTCCGGGCTTTGCTGAAGAATACCCTGCTGCTCCTACTACTAATGCTGACATATTTTATTTATCTTTTAAGCTGATAATGTTCTCTTAATACTTAATCGCTTTGTCGTGTTTCTTGCTATTGCATGAGCGACAAAGAGGTTGGATGTTTTCTATTCTATCCGACCCTCCTTTTACAAGCGGTATAATGTGGTCAATGGTGAGTTTTATTTCTGGTTCCGAACGCTTACAGCAAGGGCAAGTGAAATTGTATTGAATCTTCAGTGTTTCCCATTCGCCATTAGTATGAAAACCTTCTGCAAGATACTCTCTTTTACGTCTCTTAAGACGATTTTCAAGATTATATTGTCTTTTGTTTTCACCTATGCTGATTCCTCCTTTCCAGTTGAAGTTCTTTTCACCTTTTGAGTGAGGATTTTTCTTCCCCTTCAATAGTCCTTGACCTTTAGCTAGACCAGAAAGATTTAATCTTTTCTTTTGCTCGGGAGTGTATTTCAATCCCTTATTCCATACTGGTTTTGATATCTTCTCACCCTTATTCCAAGGTATCAGACCTTTAGGAAATCTTCCTTTTTCGCTATAAGGCTTATGACCTTTTTGGAAACCTTTCTTTCCTTTCATTAACTCCATTATACCGCCTGCAAAGAACTATTTAAGTAGTTTCAAAGAACAAGAATATGTCAACGACTAGGAGATTCCGAGGATGTTGTACCCACGGAAGTGACGGCGAGGGTTCTTCGACCAAAACTCACCTGCGAGAACGATGCGTCCGACGTAGGCCAACTGGTTCACCGGCTTCACCCAGTCAATCCAGTGGAAGCCAAGACCCTTCACGTTCTCGTAGTCGTTGTCCTCGAAATCTTTTTCGACGAACTTGACCGGAGACGCTTCAGGGAACTTTTCGATAGCGCGGAACTCCAAGTCCTCTTCACGGAGGAAGTAGAGCTGTCCTGCACCTGCGTAACCGCCGTAACCCAACGGAACCTTACGGTCAGGGATGATACCGATACCCTTGTAGGTAAGGGTCGTAAATCCTGCCGTACCTGCGAGACCTTCCTTGTTATCCTTGCGGACTTCAGGGACGGTGACGTAGAGACGATTCTTCGGTTCGATAAGCTGTTCGTAGAAGCTGTAGGTCGAACGGTCACACTCGCCCATGGACGGCATAATAGTACCGTCAGTGATGGCGTTGTAGCCCGTTGACATCTTCTGCAAGCTGATTGCACCAGAGAAGTTGGTGTTCGTGGAATCAAGTGTCGCATAGATCGTGCGCGAGAGGCCGCCGTATGTCGGCGCGAGTGTCCCATCGTCCACGATGTTCTGCAAACCATTGAAGTCCAAGGAACCGTTACCCGTGCCTGCGAGTTGGAAGATGGTACCGATTGAGTCGGCCATATCCTCGCCCGATGAGGTCATTTCTGCCTCTGCTAGGTCAACAATGCGCTCGTCGTCCGTCATGTTGATCGCTACGTCTGTCAGAGGGAGTGTTACGTCGATCTGATAGAACTTAGACGGGAACAGGAGGAACTGACGAGTATTGACTGCCTGCGCAGGAAGCGTCTGGAATCCCGCAAAGGATGTTCCGTTCGTGTTCTTCACAACCTTGGCGGACTTCTTGATCTGCTCGCCGCGCCATTTCTCAGGCTCAGAGAGAATCTTTTCCGTCAGAGGATTTTCACGAAGCACCGTATCTACAATCTTGGGAAGGAGATACGTGTTCGTTGTCGTGTTTAATCTACTCATAATGAATTGATAAACTTATAATTATCTGCTGGTAAATTGTCCTGAATCCGCGTCACGCCAGGTTCCGCGTCGTAGAGCATTTCTGCTCACAACTGGGATACCAGATGATTGTGCGCTGTTCGCCTTTCCCCGTCCGACAGAAGCAAGTTGCTTTCTGACATCTGGTTCTTTGACTTCAGGTTGCATACGATTCATGAGAGTCAAAGACTTTCGGAAATCGTAGTTCCCTTCAGCGTCGAGCAATCCTCCTGCTCCGTAATCCTTTTGGAAATCAACCATGAACTTGAGCAAGACATTTTTGTCGAACTTCAAGCCTTCGTCAGCCATTTCTTGGATTTGAGTATTCACATACTCCTCTCCTGCCTGTGTCTGACTTGTTTCTGCCTGCTGTTCGGATTTGATGCTTTCAAGTATCTGGCTTTTTATCCAATCGAGTTCGCCGTCCTTTTGAACGACTGAAGCATAGCGTTGCTTGGATTCCGTGGTGTCTCCATATTGTTTTTTCCACCAGTCTGGAGGCTCTACTGGCTGCCTCTGTGTCCCCTCTGATTTCAAACGTGCGGTTTCCTCTCGGAGTTCCTTGAGTTCACGTTGCGTCTGAATCCATCGGGGATGCTTGTGGAACGGCGTTTGTTCGACAGGAGTATTCTCGCCCTTCTGCGATGGCTTGTCCGTTTCTTTCTTTTCGGGTTGCGACTCCGAGGCAGTTTTGTCTTCCTTTGCGCTATAGCGGTCGAGTGCGGCATTTATCTCTAACGGCGCACCTTCACTTTTCGCATCCGCAAAAACATCTTCTGATGACATATTGTTTACGCAGGGGTTTCTTTAAGGTCTAACTCCGAGCAAAAGACCGAACTACTTTATAATTTCAATGAACTATTCGCGATCGAACTTCTCCCTCCCCATTCCTTCCTTCTCGTCTTCGGTAAGATGTGCGTCATCCTTTTCACCCTTGTCTGAATCGCACGGGAATGGCTCACCACATGACGGACAGACGTGGACACGCTTCTCGTCGTCCATGTGCTCGCCCATTTCCTCTGACTGTGAGCCAGAAAGTTTGATCGCTCGCATCTGTGCTTCGTGATTTTCCATGGTTATGCGGTTGTGCTTGTAACTGCGGGAGCTTCGACTGGAGCTTCCGTGACGGTAGGGGTTTCTACGGCAACATCGGCAGTTGCATCTGCGACGACTGCCTGTTCTGCTGTTTCTGCGACAACTGCATCAGCTTCGGTCTTCTGAAGTTCTGCCAAACCTACACCCTGCACTTCAGGGGCAAGCGGCGCGACGATAACCTGCGACGAACCGTCCTCGAATACGACGGTTGCCGTCGCGGTGGTTAGGTCTACATTTACGTTTGTGATTTTCATATTATTTCTTAGGTAGTAATTTTGTAATCTTTTTGTCCATTGCCTCATCTTTCTTGGAATCCTCTTTATAACCAACTTTCTTATCAAGATACTTATCTAGCTTTGAACCTTCGTATTTCTTTATGGCTTTCATTTGGGCTTCTTTCTTTTCCATATCATTTAACGGGGACACTTTGGATAAGTTGTTTTTCTTCTGTCTGAACTGCACTGGGTGCCGTTTTTTCAGGCGGTACGGATGCCGGTGGCGCACCTGATGTACTTTCCGCTCCTCCGACCACTGGAGCAGGCATAGGTGGCTGTAATTGAAGGTATTGCGCCATGTATTGCGCCGGATTACTACGATATGTCATAAGCTTCTGCGCTCTATCCAATGGATTCGGGTCTTTTGTCTTCTCAAAATAGGACAATGGGTCTGAAACGCCACCTTCCCATTCGGCCATTGCTTCGTTGTAGATGGAAAGTTCATCCTGCGGGACAAAGCTCCCCTCTTGAATAGTTACAATGACCTTCCTATCCTGCGGGATTTCAGATGCTTGGAACTGTTGCATCGTCTGCGCGTTGTCGGGGCCGATGACACTTATCCAATGCGGCTCATCCCAGAATATATAGATGCCTTGCAACATGTCCTCGAAGATTCCTGCCGCGACTACTTCGAGTGGCTTGGTAATAGAAGAACCACGAGACTGGTCTTGATTTCCTGCGATAATCTTGCCTCGTACTGTTTCCTCTTGATTCGTTCCCGCTGGTGTGCTTCCAAAGACTCCAAAACGCTCCATGATGGCCTGTTTGTCGTTGTTGATACGCTCCATGAGGGTTGAGGGCAAATCTCCCTGTTGGGGGAATAGGATGGCTTTATCAGGTTCCCCCGGAGTGACCAAGGTACGTCCCTGCCTGCGTGCTTCAGCTATTTGTGCGGCCTGTTCCTTGTTGAACATCAAGCCATTTACGACAATGCCGCCGTTGATGTTGTCGGCGTTCCTGTCGTACTGCCTTAGTCCTTTGTTGATGTTGTCTTGAGTTACCAAAGACTGCTGTACCAGTGAAGTTTTATCAGCTGGTTCATCTCCGAGATCATAGACCGTTAGGAAGCGCATCGGGATACGGGGACGATTCCAGTGATTCTGTCCCTTTTGAACGCCTTGTTGTGGCATTCCTGTAGCATCCACGGTCATAATAGGCTTGTCATATTTCCACATCTCGTTCTTGTGCTTCATTAGCACCATGTTCTTCATGGTGTAGACGACCATTTCATCAGTGCGCCAACGGATATAGCCCATGAGTGAACCGAGCTTGTTGTTGCACTCCTTTCGTATTGATTCTTCCTTATTCGGGAAGCGTGTGATGAGGTTCTCAGCCGTGTCATAGAGCCTGCGACCGATAAACTCCCCGTAATAAGTGCCGTTCTTGATATAGGCGTTCTTGTCGAGAATAAGGTCTTTCGGATTGATAGCGTCAATGTCAATCTCTCCATCTTCGTCGTTCCAGCCAGTCTCCCATGCACCAAGGAAGCGTATTGACCAATGACGTACACCTTTACCTAAAGTAGCTTTGAGGTTATTCACGCGAGCCAAGTATTCAAGGCTCATGTGTATCTTGTCGCCTATCTCACTCATGGGGACAGCGGGAGAGCCGGGAGTTCCCATAGGATTCATCGGAGAAGGCATTTGAGGAGGCGTTTCAGGCCACGCATCCCCGTTATCAGTCAGTACCACGGGTTCAGGGTTCTGCTGGGTTGTCTGTGCGATCATCGTCTCTTCTGCACTGAAGATGACGTTATCCGTGAGCGGACGCTTGCCGTTTTCGTACTCCGTATCATTTCCTTGCCGTCCAATCCAATACTTCTCACAGATGTCTCCTTCGTTGTGAATGCGCTTGTATACGAGTGAATCGGTGTAGGACAATTCCCATGCTTTTGTGCGCTCCAAAAATGCTTCTTCGTCGAGTTCAAGCGTAAGAGATCCGAAGGACTCAATAAGCCCCTCTTTCTTTTCTTCGTCTCCATCGCCCTTCTTTTTATTAAAGCGGGCAAAGAGACTATAAAATCCCGCATTGCGTATCCCGGATGCCATAATTATTTACTTATATCGGAGTTAGTACGTTGCATTTTGTTGGTGTGTGTTACTCAGCTCCGATATAAATAAACAAAATGGAGCCGCGCCTTTCGGCAACAGCTCCTGATTCGTTTCAGTAAAGCCCACTACTAACGATTAAAGTATATCATGAGTTTCTTGTGAATCCATTTGAGAGAATGTTGTGGATAACTTTCTCTCAAGTTTTATGAGTCGTCCACTGTGACCGAAGTGTAATGTAACTGAACCGTCCCGTATTTCAAACGACCCACTCTCGCGCATCTTACGAAAGACCTCCGCTTCCTGATTTGTTACCTCTACCGCTATCAGTAAATCGCTCATATGTTTTGCCAGTCGCTTTCTCGTGGGTTGGCCTCTGGGTAGACAACTTCCATAGTGTTTTGCATTGTCCCATCTGTCTCTCGATAGCTAGAAACTGGTATCTTCTTGTAATGTGCTTCGTCTTTCCCAGTGAAATAGCTTTCTTGCTCTGCAAATCGGTCTATTCCTATACGATAATAACACTGCGCCAGTGCGTAATCATTACGGTGCGCCGCCTTGTCGCACTCCCACACATAAACAAGATTGTGCATCTTATCTTCATCCACGATACGGTACATGAACTGCCAATGGAGCCATAAATCCCACCATTTCTCTAAGTTTCCATAGAGAGGAATACGTTTGTCAGCCATTTCGTCCACCACGAGCTGTATAAGACGGTTACGATCTGCGCTCACAAGGCCATAATCATCCCCCTCATGCCATTTAATGAGGTCAAGGCTCTGCTTATCATGCTGGAAGTAGCATAGGAAAACACGTCCGGGGTTGTTAGTCTGAAATTCCTGTGCCCCGATGATGTCGCCACCCTTGTCCATGACCACAATGCAGTCTTTATATTTATCCATCTCCCTTTGAAGCTCTTGATATGAATCGCACTCACCCATACTGAATAGGCCGTTCTTATCACCTACGACCCATCGAATCTTAATACCTGTATCTACACCCATAATCACTCGGCCGGCACGTTCGTTGATAGGCGTAAGCAGGTCTTTTATCGTCTCCAGTGTCACTTTGGATTTAGCGTCCGCATACGGCAATGCAAGAGTGAAGTTGGCGAAGTATTGTGCGTCCTTTTCTCTGAAGTCCTTGATTATCTTTGAGGCAGGAATCCAAGGGCACATGAGCTGACTGATGTGGTAGCCACTGTATTCTGCTTCAGGAACGAGCTTGCGCCAATGACCATTGCGGCGCTGTTGGTCTGTGATCTCTTTTTGGCAAAACTTGCATTGATAGCATTGACGCTGTTGGTCAACAGAATCAGGCCATTCGAGGAACTGCCACTCGCCACAGGTACATTTGATGAACCATTCCTTCTGGTCCGACTTCTGCCATTGTTGGTCAATGCCCGCCCCGACGATTGATGGGTGGCTGAAGTACCAACGCATACCGCCCGGCATACCTTGAAGGCGCGTTTCATACTGTGTTATAACCTCTGGCTTTGAAGCATCCACTTCGTCATGGATATTGAGTTGACTTGAAACCATCATGGCCGCCTTCTGAGTGAACGTACCACGATAGTACACGATGTTCTCTCCGACGTTCTTTTGGCTCACGGTGTCGTGGTCTTTAATCCAATCAAGAAAGATAGCGTTTTGAGCAATGATGCGGTTTATCTTTCCGCCGGCCATTTCTTGAACGTCACTTTCAGTCGGCAAGGTATAGATGATGTCTTTCTTCTCGAAGTATGCCCACCACAATGACTTCACTAATTGCAAAACCGTCATTCCTATCTGGGGTGCTTTGAGAACTGCTTGTAACGGTGCGCGGTCTTCAAGAATATCTATGAGGAAAGCTCTATCTTTGAACGAAAGTGGTATGCCCTGCTCGTTTCGTAAGCCATAGAGCTTGGTAAATATATACGGACTCACCTGCGCCATTTGCTCTGGCGTTATGTCATCCGTTGATTTCGGCATGTGTCATTTCTTCGCGCACCTTGATTGAAATACCGAGTATCTTATCTCGCTCTTCTCTGCTTATTTGAAGTGAAAGAGTAGTATGTTTCTCTGGTGCATAACTTCCCTTGAGCTTATAGGCTGAATCAAGATATTTGTGGCGCACTGCATAGTCTGGCTCGTCTTCTCTTGTGGCACTTAGACCTTCCTTGTGGACTTTGGCTAAAAGGTCATCGGGTAACGCTTCCTCTAAGGCATTGACAATCTTAGGATTTCTTAATAAATCATGTGCCTTCACTCCAGCGTAATTAGGATCTTCAATTCCAAATGCTTCTTTTGCCGCCAAAGTACCATTCCCCGTTTCGGCTTTGATTTCAACAAACTTCTTTTCTTGCTTAGTAAGAGTTTTGCGTGTCATATACCTCTTTGTGACGCTTATTTCTTGGAATGCGATTGAAGAACTTTTTGAATCCACGCCAATGTCGTTTTGTCTGTGGGAGTGAAGATAATTTAAAAGCGTTTCGTAATGAGTCTACTTGGTGCTGGTTCATAGATTATTTGTAGCGTCTTTTGGTATTTCGTCCTTCGCCGTAGACTTCTTTGAAATTAGGATCACTCGGCTGAAGAATATCTTTTTTATAATACAACGCCTCGCCTTCAAGTCGTCTCAAAAATGTTCCACTCAGGTTCATTTTAGCACACTTCTCGCATGTTTTCTTTCCGTTGGAGAAGCGGAGGGTATTTGTTTGGGAGCCGCAATCACATTTCATTGATGCCATAAGCCTAGATTTCTTTGTTGGTCTTCTGTCATTTGAGGACACTTTATGGGCACACCATTGAATCTAGTCCAGTATTTTTCTTCCCCTGCATGGATCGGTTGCAATTCGGTAAAGTGCCAAAACTGTTTTTCCATCATCTCGATGCAACAATTATCATCATTCGCTACGTCATTTTCGACTACCCATTTCCTAAATCCGCGCAATGTATGATATTCCGATAGCCCTGTGGGAAAGTCGCATGGCGTATACTCGAAATACTCTTTAGGAAGTTGCATATTTGTCTTTGAACACTAAACGCCGCATATCTTCTAAGTGGGCTGATTGTGCGTCCATCTTGCCTTCTCTTTTTGCTTCTTCCTCGCGCTTTTTCTTTGGAATGAAGTTCTCTCTGATTGCCTCCATGACATCTAGGGGAATGTAAGTGCGTTGGAATACGTTTTGTCCCTTAATCTCTATCTCTGTGGTGAAATCTTTGAGGACCAACATCTTGCCGTCTGGCGAATAACGATAAATCACCATCTCAAAGCCTAACCGATTAGGTGAAGTAATTATATCGCATTTCCAATCTGTTCCCATATCTATTCCCCCTTTATTGAAGGATAATATCGCCTTTTTTGAATCCGAGCGTACTTCCGCTTACTTTAAGTACGAGGATATCATCATTGATGTACAGGCGATTTTTAGGTTCAATCGTTTCAAGTAACTTCAGATATTCGGTGGGTGTGAGTTTTATTACTGTGATTTCGTTTTCCATATATTTATTCTCCTTTAATTGGTAAAATCTTAGTAATGTTTCGACTCAATTGCAACAATGTGGCGACAAGAGGTGCGTTATCAACCCAATATGCCCTTATTCTCATTTCTTTATCAGACGTGTCATAAATCGGTTCCTCAAACCTTTCCCGAATATCCTTATCGAGAAAGTTCTTTACTGCATCCCATGATTTTGGAATGAACATACTTATTCGCCTTTGACAGGAAGCTCGCGGATTAAACTAACCGATCCATGGACTGTGAGGAATGTGGAAGCAAGGCTTGTAGCGTTTTCAATTGCGCATCGTTCTACTTTTACTGGGTCGATGATACCTGCTTTATGCATCTCGACAAACCTATCGTTTTTAGCATCATATCCGCGTTGGTTACTCTCTTTTGCGATTTCACGCATTGCTTCATCAACCGCTAAGTGACACATTATTTCTGTGTAATCCTTGCCGCCATTCTCGATTATCTTTCGTAACGGCATTTTCAGGGCGCGTTTCATTATCTTTTCCCCTACTGTATCTTCAAGTTTATCTGCGATTCGATAGAGAGTCATGCCACCTCCTTCAACAATTCCCTCTTCAATACTCGCCTTGGTGCTGTTCACGCCATTGAGCAGTTTGTAATAGAGATACTGCATTGCTTCCTCGGTTGCCGCGCCGACACTAATTACTCCTACTTCATGCTTCAGCCGGGCGATTCTTTTCTCTATGAGATCGTATTGATTCGCGTCGGTCGTTGTGGTGAGTTCCTTTCTTAATTCCTCGACCTTCTGATCGGGGTCGCCCGCGCCATCAATAATCTGCGTCTGCTTATTGTCAGCTGTGATTCTTTTCGCATCACCAAGCATGTCAACCTTCGCATGAGCGAGGGGATAGCCTACGTCTTGTCCTATGTACTGCGCCCCGGTGATAATTGCGATGTCATGCAAGACTTCCTGATTTTGGGTGTTGGCTTTAATGACAAGGACACGGAGAGTATTTGATTCCCAGAGTCGGGCGATGTGTGTCATGACTTCTGGGTCCATTTCTACACAGAATAGGGCTAGTTGCCTGATTCCTGCTTGCATCGCCGCATCGAAAAGTGGTGCAAGGTCATGGATGCTTGATATTTTCTCCCCCACAACCAACACTTTCGGGTTCTTAAATTGTGCTATACCTGTCGCCACATTTGAGTAGCCTTTTTCTACCTGATAGCCTTCCGCGATTTTAACTTCCGTCTCACGTCCCTGCGACTGTTCGACGCTTATCACCCCATCACGACCTATTGCTTTAATAACGTCGAGAATCATCTGCCCGTATTCTTCGGATTCAGTTGCAATGGTAGCTACTTGCAGTATTTCTTTGTCGGTCTTTACGGGTTTGGCGAGTTTTTTTAGTTCTTCCACCACTTTCACCCCTGCTTTTTCAAGCGAGCGTTTGATCTCCATAGGATTGGCATACTTCATTCCCTCTTCGATGAGAGCGTGGGCGATAACTTGTACGGTTGTTGTGCCGTCCCCCGCCTGTTCGCGCTGTTTCTTCGCCATGAACTTGAATAGGTCTACGCCCTGCTTCTGTGTGAAGTCCTCGACTTCCATTGCTTCCGAGATAGATACACCATCATTTACGATTAGAGGACTATTAAATCCTCTATCAAGCACCCAATTGCAACCGTTTGGCCCGATGGTACTGCCCACCGCTTCTGCCACAACAGTCATTCCCTTGAAAACTTCCTCGCGCCCGTAACTTATTTTCTTCATAGCTTGTGAACGATTTGTGACTGATCTACCCAGTAATGAGTTTCCCCCTCGATATAATCCTGCACTTTCTTCACAGTACTCACGATAACTTTGTCGCCCTTTTTAATAGGCATTTCCACAAGATTCCCAATTGAGACAACTTTCGCGTGCATCAAATCCTCATTCCCCGTCATTGAATCAATCTTCACGATCTCGACAAATTTACCGATTGCGCTCATATGATTTCCACTTCGTTACTTTTAATAGCCTCCATAAAGTTGGACTCTTCCTCGGAAAGTCCTGAAATATATGCTCCCTCTTTTCCCATGACGTTGTGCATTTTTGCTTCGATGAGAGGCATTGTGCGCTCAATCGGAATCCTAAACCGCTCGAAAAGAATTATGTTTATGGCCGCGATTACTAAGCCTGTAATTAAACCGAGAATGAACATCATAATTTTTCTAAATAGCCGTCGGATTCACTGTCGGGACACTGTGAGGAGAAGAATATCATGTTCGCTCTTTTCATTATTAGTCGATTTGAATTATACCCGATAGTTAGCTTCGCGGGATGAGCTCGGTTTTCTCCGACGGCCTATTTACTAGTTTAGCACACGCTAGTTCGCTTCTCATACCTCGGTGATGTGAATAGTGACACGGGGGTTTTGCTTGTCCACATATTTCTTTAGACGCAGTTCGGTGATTTGAGAATCATCTTCGTATAAAATACCTGTGAAAGAATCAATCATCCCCTTGAGGTTATCGATATCTCTGCGGCGTTTGTCGGGGTAGTAAAGTTCTACGGTCATTGTAACATTTCCTTTGAGTGGTTGCTGTTCCCATTGTGTTTTTATCTCCCAGCCCATGAGCGACTTATTTACTTTTGCCGCCTCGGTCAAAAATCGCCTCCCACGGTATATTTTATTGGTAGACAGTGGCATTGTCGTCATTACCATCGTTCCTCGCTGTCCGTTGATTTCCTTTTTTTGTCGTGGCTTATTCATTGAGTTATTTGGAGGACTTCGTTAGTTGTTTGAAGTGTTCAAGAATGGCCGGGACTTCACTTTCCACATAATCTGACTTATCTACCAATCTGCGGAACTCGCGGTGGATTTTAATAGGGTTAAAGTCTTTCCCTTTGATACGACGCCCGAATGAGATAAAGCTACTGTTTTGCATATTCCTCGAAGAATAGGATTTGAGACTTGATAAGTGCCGATGTGTTTTCTTTCTCGAACGCTCGGTAGAAGGCATGCCTGACGCCGTTGTGAGTTCTGTATTGGACTTCGAGCTTCCCTTCTTCCGCTAATTCTTCGAGACGCCGTACTGCGGTTCTGGCGGTGTTATTCGTGTGAGTCATGACGAGTCGTTGCAGATCGCCGCTCGCCACAAATCCATGATTGGCTTTCAAGTAGCGGAGCAAACGGTTTCTCAATGACTCTTTCATATTTTCACTTCTCGCTCCTCGAAGGATACAGAATCATTTGTTCGTTTTCGTCATCGTAAAGATATGAGCCTTTGTCTGTAACTACGAACATACCTATGATTTTTCCGTCGGGAGATAGTATTTGGTGGAAACTTTTGAATGTCATTTCTTCCATATTCTATTTCTTCTCAAGCATCGCTGCTATTTCTTTCTCTTCCATATCATCTCTTATTCTGGGACTTTGAAGGGGAAAGATTCTTTAGAAAGTCTACTTTTATTCCCAAATCGAACACTGCGAGCCAATTCTCAAAGTCTGTTATCTTTGGAGTTCTTTGACCCTTTTCCCAGAAAGAAATGAGCATCGTGGAATGTCCTGTTTTCTTCGCCACATCTTCGAGCGTCATTTTCTTTGAAGTTCGCGCAGATTTAAGCAACAAAGCATATTCTGGCACTTCTCTCTTTATTGTTGCTCTTACTTCCATGTTTATAAGTGTATCATATCGTATATATATTGCAAGTCTAACACTTCCCCATCTCTTTTACTTACCTTTGAGGGGGATAGCATCAGACTTTCCTCACGGAAGCTACACGGAAGCTACTCTGTGAGGTCTGGGGGATTATGAGGAAGATGATTGTGATAGTAGTACTGAGCACCTTTTATTCTCATGATTCTCATGTCTTTGAATAGAAGTGCCGCCACTGTACCTTTACGCATTGTCTGATGTTGGGGTGGTCTTTCTGTCCCATGCGCCGGAAAACTATCGTTGTCTGTTGGTAAGCCACGGTGAGAATATGAAGAGGCAGGTTCACTCTAAGCTTTCGCTTTGTACGGTCTGGTACCTCCGCTAGAAAATGACCAGTCATAGATTTCTAGTTGCCGCCAGTACGTCTTTCAACGATCTGGACAACCTACAGCCCCCGTCGCTACGTTTTTACAACGTCAACTCATATTCCCGCCGTGAACACCAACAGATTTGCAGCCCAAGTTTTTATCTTTCGTACTGGATGCGCTGATAGCCAGTATATCTTCAAAAGAACTTTTTACAACACAAAAAGCCGCATTGCTGCGGCTCTAAGTGATGGTGCCAGTTATGGCGTGTGAAAGAGCGACCGAAGTCGTGCCCTCGCACACTACAACTACTTTACCATATACTGATACCATGAATATATATTACCTTATGTGAAGGCGCAATGAAATGAGGTGAGGTGGGGATAACTTCATGCCTATCCCTTCACGACAAACTCTGGTATCAGACACCAATGCGTGATGGCACTCATCATGTAATCAGCGTCCTCATCCCAGTTGCACCACGAAAGATAAAACCCGTCTTGATGCCAGTGCGCAACGGTGCAAAGTGTTTTGTCCGCCTGTCCTCCACGAACGAGAATGTGGCGACCATCTTTCGGAGCCGTTTCTATCGGTTGCCATTCCATAGCCAATTACCTTAACGTTTTAGGCACATACAAATTGTAAGCGGGGTATTTTATTCTAATACCATACTCAATTACACATGGCTTATTCAGGTCGCGGCCATTCGTGTTGTGAGCGCACTTTGGGTGTGATTTGCAAACCTGCTTATTTTTTTTCATGTGATATATTATAGCATTACCTCGTAGACCGTCCAAGGTGTCCTCCCGACCGACTAAAGTCCTCTTGAGTGGGGGCTTTTGTCGTCAGGGGATAGGCATGGACAACTCTGTAGTGAGCTAGAGAGAGGGTACAGTCCACCCCGTTTTACCGAGTCGCTCTGGCGAAACGATTTTCTATGAAGCAACATGACACTTCCAACACTTC